AGTATTGCATTTTTTCTTGATCCTCTTCCTCTGACATTTTAACCTTTCTGTGCAACAGGTAGGACTTGAACCTACGAATAACCGAATTATGAGTTCGGGGCCTTAACCAACTTGGCTACTGTTGCCAATTGGTTTATTGTATCGTTCCATCTTCATTTTTGTCAATAGTTTGCTCTACTATTTGCTGTACGTAGTCGGAAAAATGTTTCCTTAGATTGCCAGATGGTCTTGAGCCTATAGACTTCCACAACCTTTTATATTCTATAACGTTAGCAAATGTAGTTGGGCATAATGTTATTCCATTATATTCTTTTAATATAATTGGAAGAGGAACATGTTTTCCACAGCATTTACACTCTTTAGCTTTTTCTTGATATATACTCACAATATCATCATCCTATCCATCGCTTCCTTAAGTTCATCTGGCATTCTTGGAGCACGTATCATATTCTGTACATATTCTTTTTCCCCATTTTCATTACCAAAATCATTTTCAATACTCATAGATTCATATGTATGAATTTTGATTTCTTGATTTGAATCAAATCTAGTTCTGCTTATTGCATTATATATGGATCCACAAACAGCATCCGCCAAGTCTTTTGAACCTTTTCTTGGGTGATCTACTTTATCTCTCATAATTTTTAATTGTAAAAGTTCATCAATTAATAATGGAATATGTGGACCATTTAATCTTTCTTCTAATACAACCATAGCCATATCATCATAATGCTTTTTGGCAACCGACAAAATTTCAGTATTGATTCCATATCCTTTAAGTTGTTGCATCATGTCGTGTGAATTCCATCTATCAAATGTACATATTCTAATTTTAAAACCACGAGTTCGTAATGCTAATATATAATCTTTAACTTCAGTAAAATCTACAGATTTATCTGGTGTCGGTGTCCAATACCTAACAGCATCAATTTCAACAATTGGGGCTGGTTGTGAATAGGTATCTGTTACTTTAACATTTACCCATCTTTGAACGTGGGCCATAGATACGGCACAGTGGTCATGCTTTTGTGCAAGGTCAACATGTATAAAATATTCTTTATCTGGATCTGGTATGAACCATTCTTCTAATCTTCCAAAACCGTCTACAGCTAAATGACCTTTACTAAAAGCTTTTTCAATCTTTTCTCTTGATTTAAAGAAAGCATCAATCATTTCTGGTGGCATACATGCAAATCTACCTAGAGCATCTTGTACATTTAAATAGAATGCGCTTTTAAAATCTTCTATTTTTCTTGTTGGATTTACTTCCCAAGTTGGTCTCTTTAGAGCATATACCTTTGGGATAACGTATGAAACTATATGGTCTTCTTCCCATTCAATATCAAATTCATTGCCATCAGTTCCGTCTGGCAGGTCTTCGTCCATTTTAAACTTATGTGATCTAATAATTGTTTCTTTTTCTGCAATTACTTTGTTATAAAATTTTTGAATAGGGTCTTCTTTAAAACGTGGAAATGAAAGCAAAAGTACCTTTCCAAAATCTGGAAAACGAGAATCAACTGATGCACGGTACATATCGTATATAGCATCAGCTGTTTTTGCTTGATCGTGGCCAGTGGTATTTTCAATAGAAAAACCTGAAATTTCATCAAGGATAACAACAATAACGTTATATCCTTCCCATGCTTCACGCTCAGAGTGTCCAGAATGAACTGTTATATTTTTATCAAATTTAATTTCTGAAGCTTTTTCTGTGTACTTTCCAGTAAACCATGGCGATCTATTTATTCTTGTTTTAAAACCCTTAAAGAAAACATTGTTTGCTTGTTGAGCATTAATAGCAATGTTAATAATATCTATTGAGTCCCCAGGCGGTTTACCATAATATGATGCTGGGTCTTTTAAGCATAGCAATAGATATACAATATAAGATACAGCAATAGTTGAACAGTAATCTTTTCCAGAACCCTTACCAAGCTGGGCAATGACTTCGTTGCATGTTTGCTTAAACATGCGCTTTCCTTCTTCTTCTCCAAAAAGTTTTACAAGAGTAGACTCTTTGTAGATCTGCGAAGACTTTTCAATTAAAGTATATTGATATTCTGATAGGTGTGGCAAACCTAAATATTCTGGACTTGTTACAAAAGTTCTTAGATCGACAGGCTTTTCTTCAAATTCTTCGCCGTCAAGTAAGTCAATAAGGTCTCCAAAATTAAGATCCACTTGCTTCCTCTGCATCAATTACTACTGGCTCTACTATTCCAGTAATTTGAGACAATCTCTTTGCAACCTCTAGTTTACACTTAGGACATGTAGATGTTACCTCTTTTAATATTTTTACAAGGATATCTTGTTTTCTTTCTGCTTCCGCCACTTGTGCCGCAACCTCAGCATTATCTAACAAGCCAACTTGCTGCAACATTCCAATTCTTTTTGTCTCAATATCTGAGATAAGTTTTAATGCGTTTGCCTTAACGCTTAACTGTCCTTGTGTATCTGCGTCCTCTACGGTCTTCCAAGCCTCTTTAATCAACATTGCATAATGTTGGTCAGCACCAGACACGGCTTCCTTTGCCCTGTCACGAGCCGTATTATCGCTTCTGACGGCCTTTTTCCACTCGTCTATATACTCTATAACATCCGCCCTCTTAAAACCCGTTATAGAGGCAATCTGGGTAGGACTATTACCCTTTAATAGTTCTTCGACTACCTTGTTCATACGATCAAAATGATCAGCTAATTCAATGTCCATATATATTTATTATATTTCTAGTCAACTAAAATGTCAATTGCCCTTGGCAATTTTATAAAGAATTAAATATCCAATTAAATCATCAATATCATTATCCCCAGGATATCCTTGAGCATTATTTACTCTATTTAATTTGTCATCAATCCTTACCTTTAGCTGCTCTACGTTGTCTGCTTTTGAAAAAATACGAATTGGGTTTAAAGCTGAATCTCCGTACGAATGGTTCTTTTCAATTAACATGTGTGCAATCTCATGACAAGCAGACCATATTTTCCCGCCCGATGGTGCGTCTACAGAATATAAATATAAATCACTACATTTAAATTCATTAACATCTTCAAATACTGGCTTTAGCACACTATCTCCTAATCAATTCAAATTTTAGGTCGTTGTTTTCTCTTCCTAAAAATGTAACTTTAAACAGCGGTACATTATTCCAATAAAAACTTCCGAATAATTTATACAACTCTTTATCTGGGTCAAAGTAATCAAATGTTTCATAGTGGAAAACTTTTTTATGAGTTGGATCACGATAAGATAATTCATTATCCCACGCTGGTAATCTCATAATAAGCTTTCCATTTTCTTTTAAAATCCTGTGACACTCTGATAGCCACTCAACAATATCTAAATTTAAATGCTCAAAAACATCTATTGCATAAATGACATCCCAGCTATTATTTTCCCAAATCCAAGGGATTATGTCAAGGTCATGTGCTACATCTATATATTCTGAATGCTTAATTCTATCGTGATGAACAGCACCTTCTATTGGAACAGAACCTGCCCCTAATTCTAAAATTTTCATCTTTTTTTAATTAACCCAAACTGTTCTAGATATCTCTGTATAGTCATAGCAGATACTTTGCATTCAGCAGCAATTTCTGTGACATTCTTTTTTTGAACTACATATCTTCTATATAGCCACTCTTTACTTTGATAAAGTTTCATCGCTCTGTTAATACCGTATTAGAATAGTGTGCAATGCCAAATGCATCTGCAACATCAAAATCATCTAAAGACAGATTATATTTTTTATTAAAATAATCTACAGTTCTTTGTTTTCTTATCTGCCTCATTTTATTTTTATACCAAGAATCCGCATATCCTGGATTTTCAAATCTTAAAGTATCTTTTTCCATTTTAGTTGGATTCTTATTGCCAATGTAGGCCTGCCAAGAAGTAGGGCTTATTGTTATGACTTTAGCCCCAGTAGACATTAATTCTGATATTACAACTCCATATACATATGATAATTTAATTACTGCATCTGGAGATCTCACAAGTACGGCACCTTCAACAGCAATATAATCTGACTTTAATTCATCAAGCATTGCATGAACTTTTACCTTAGCGTCATAAATTTTTTCATATATATCAGCACCAGCAAATTCTATCTTGCCCCACTTAATGGGCTTATCGTTCTCCATCAAGCAAAATGCAACCGAGTTTGTGGAAGCATCTATTCCCAATACACGGTAGGCTTTAGTTTTAACTAATTCAGCTAATTTCATTTATCATTCCTAGCAATGCATCACGATTTGTCACATTGATTTTTTTCTCACAAACCGTACAATGATCTGCCTGATTATAGCGACTCAGTTTTCCGCCACATTTTTTGCATCCTCTATGTGCGCCATTTCTAATTGCTTTCTTTTCATAATACTTTTCCATAATCCTTTTATTTGTGGCAATTCTACAGCATTCATCTGAACAATATTTTTGATTATGTGTCTTAGCATTAAATTCTTTAGCGCATTCTTTGTTTCCGCATATCATAATTTTGGAACCTCATACGCCT